TAGTCCACCCCCTGATGTATCTACAGCGAGGAATACGTCATCATTCGCTACTGTGGATATTTCAGAAAGGTCGCCAACTGCCTTTTCTTCAAAGCTGGTGCCGTCTGCAACAAGAATTTTACTTGCTGTGTTATCTGGCATACGCAGTTGTGCGCCAAGAGTAAGGTTGCCAGACAGTTCAGCCGCACCGTTAATGTCGATTGTGGTAGCGTTGATTTCTATTTCAGTGTCAGAAACAAGGTCGAGGACACCATCGGCTGACTGATGTATGTATGTGCCACTATCACCAAACTGTAACTGTCGTGTTGAGTTCAGAAGGATGCCTGTGTCAGCAACGTGAGTAAGAGTCGTATCTTGGTCTGCGCCTAAGTTGATTACGGCTGCATCAGCAAGAAACAAGTCGCTAAACTCTAGGGATGATGTACCTAGTGCGGCACCATCACTTGCGTCGGGAACAAACGCTGTACCCGCCGATATTGTGCTGGCTCCAACAACAGTCCCGCTAACATCTAGGTTACCGTTTACATCAATAGTTGTGGCTGCAATCTGTATTTCTGTGTCAGCTACAAGGTCGAGTTGCCCATCTGTGCTTGAGTTGATGTATATTGCAGTATCACGGAACTGTATCTTTTCTGTGGTGGACATAAGTATGTCGTCAGAGAATTGGAAGTAATCCTCATCTTCCATCCATGTGAGAACGCCGTCACTGGTGTTACCGTCGAAAGTAACTGCAATGTCGGTGTCTGCACCTGTTCCAAAAGTGATGGTGTTACTTGCCAGAGCAGAGATTGGTCCCCCCTCTCCAGCAGTTCCATCGTGCGTGTGGCCCGTGCTTGCAGCAAATGCCGCAAGTAGTTGGTTAAACTCGTCGTTGGTATCTGCAGCGGAAATTGTATCGCCGTCAGCATACGTGGACTGTCGTGTATAGGTTGCGCCCATTTACCTTCTTGCTCCCACCTGAAATTCTAATTGAAACCCTTTTAGGGTGTATGGGGCAGTAGCGGTTGCCCCGTCTTCTACTCGTAATGCTACAGCAAATCCTGAACCTTCTACTGCTTTACGAACAATAGGCTGTGACGGTCCACCGTACACTGCGTTTCCATAAGTCGAACTGCCGTATGTACCCGCAACATTTGTACTGTCTAGGGGGTACGGTGCAGGGCGAATAGAGTTACTCGATTCGTAGTCATATCTTACAAACAAGTCTGCGTCTAGGGTTGACTCTGGTGCGTAGTTGATATTAACCCGCTGCATGTGTTTGCGAACTCCGGGGTCACCCATACTCAAGTCAGGACTTCTGTACTTGGCATTTATTAAAGTACCGTCAAAAGTGTTACCCCGTTCTTGCCTGTATACAAAACCATCGAAGCCACCATGTATGGCTACCACATCTCCAGCTTCAACGACCGTATCCGCACAAGCAGGGCGAATACCCTTCATAGTCGAAAACTCAAATGCCTGTCCCTTCATAACACAGATAGCCCCTAGTGAAGATGTCTGTGCCTGTCCCTCTTTTGAGAAGAATATACGGTACTGGGTTTTGTCGGGTATGACTAGGGAAACAAACGCTTCCGCATTAGTCAGGTTATCCCTGAACAACTGCTGAACATTGGTGCTTATGGTACCCAACTCAACGTCACCAATACGGGCTGTACCAGCAACAGTACGCAAGCCATCCGGCCCCAAGAACACCAAGTCACCAGCAAATTCCAAGATGGTAAAACCGTTTACACATCCGATGTTTCTAGTAACAGGAACAATTGCAAAGTCACTGAGCGAACTGCCGCCCAACTTAAATATTCTGTTCTCACAGAAGATAAACAAGTCACCCCGGAAAGCCCTCAAGCCAACAATCGTGTCGTCAACCTTAATACTTCCGGCACCCTGCCCTGAAACAAACGCATCCTCATCGAAGGGTTCGCTAAAGACTATCTCTTGGGGTGTAGCAGACATGCCGGAGTAGAACATGTGGTTCTTAAAAGCAGCAATGTGTTTTGCACCAGCTACCGCACTGTTGCTTACATCTGTTGCAGTAAGGGACGTATTGAATATCGTAGGAGCGTTAGTCTGGTCAACGACTATGATTTTTTCGTTGCCGTCAAAGTTGTATCGCTCAAAATTGTAACGGGCTGCGTTTGTTCTTCCGGTGTCTCTCACAGTCCAAGTTTCAGAAACAACATCATCGACTGCGTGTGCTGCAGCGGTAGTGCTGCTCGTTGCCCTTGTTACACCTGTCAGGGTCAACGCAGTCTTACCTGTGTAGGTAAATATTTCAGAATTTATCTGGACAGTGCCGCTGGAGCTAAACCCGTCAGTGCTGTCAAGGTTTAATGTTCCAGCCCCTGTCATGGCTGTAGCTGAAGCAATACCCTGTGATAACTCACTAGATGCAGAACTAAATATCTTTTCGCCTCGTGCAGCCAATACAAAGTTGTTGAACTGCGTAGACATTAAGACAGCTTCACCAGACGAGTTTGTTTCAGGTACAATCTGATTTACAAAGGGACGAAACCCCAACATCCTTTTGTACCCGCCACCAACGTCAGGCTCAAAGTTTTCCAACTCAAGAGCTTGTCCCGGCTGCATAATAAAGGTAGACCTGTTTAATATCAAGCCACCCTCGCAGTTGAAAGAAAGGGGGCTAACCCCTTGGAGTTCTAAATCCGGCATATTAAACTGCTCTCATGTAATCTTTTCTGTTTAGTAATTCTACCTTCATACGTTTTAAGCCATCTTCATATTCCTTCATAGCAAACTGTGCCGTCTGAGTATCGGAACGAAACATGTAGGTATAGTATTTTGCACGGGCATTAATAACGGGTTCGAAACGCTCCGGTACAATTGATGTGTCTGTAGCACCCGACAAAGCAGATGAAGAAACATAATAATCAAAAGTTAATGAACGGTTACTTGTGTCCGGTATAGGTGTCAATCCGATTTCATTATTGTAGCTGGTGTAAACAAACTCCGGGTCCCCAAACTTATCTACATCAGGACGAGAGTCTCTCTCTCTATATCGTTCGTTGTATTCCTCATAAGACAAATACTTTAACTGTATAGGTGTTATGTTTTCACTCAATTCAACTAACTTGACAAAGGCTGCGCTTCCGGCTGCTTCTGTAAAGCTTACAAAATGACTTGTAGCCGTAGCTGTGAATATAGTTTCGGTAAGAAGAACCTCGTTACCACTACTGATTGTCAGGGTAGAAGATTTAGTTTGCGAACCACCAGAACTCGTTCCTATTTCCAAAGTTAGCGTTGCGCCACTTGTCTGTGTTAAGACTGTGTAAGACCTGCCTACAATTAAATCATTAACTTGTTGAGTTGCCTCTGCGTTAGTCAGTAATAGAGTGTTACCAAACTTAGAACTCGCTGCAGGAGAACCACTCACTGTAGTCCAGCCTGTTATACTAGCCGCTCCCGCAACCTCGTAGGTTCCGTTGGTTATGTAGTTCTTAGGCTTTAGTATCATGTTATCGTAGTCTACGTACTTTAGTGTAGACGCAATCGAAGCGTAGCTGTACAACGATTTACCTGCAATAACGTCAACAGACCCTTCAGCGTGAGTAAAGGGCCAGTTTAATTCAGAGTTTAGTATGTCAGAGATAGAACGGTTGATGTAATCTTTTACAGTTGTCTGCACACCACGAGAAGTAGCAAACGTAGAACTGGTAAGCTCAACTTCGTTCATGTCCCGAAGAACATTGTTTACTAACACAAGATAACTACTAGCCATTTACCTTACTCTTCTTCTCTTTTAATTTGTAGTGCTTGACCCCACCGGGTAAAGTACGTATAAGCTTTAAGTCTTCGCTTTTGTATACAGGGGGGAACTTTGTCCTTCTTAAATAAACTGGCTTTAAGAACTGGTGAGGTATCACTTTTTATTCCAGTTTAGGACTGTACGATGTTTTTTCCAAAACCAGTTGCCCACACGAGTAAAGGGCTTGCCACAATTTAGCAAACCCAGTGCAAGGTAACTAGTCAAACAGGGACGGATACCCCTCGTCTGTGATGTCATCCAAAGCTTGAAGCCTACTGTTAGCTTCTTCCCAGCTTCCAATAGCTTTGTCCATTTCTTCAAGAAGGTCAGGATGCTCCCCAATAGCTGCTGGATTTTGGAAGTAATTTGTGAGAGTATATTTTGCACTTTTTTTCTGTGCCTCATATCTGTAACGCAGTGCGTCTATTGCAAGTTGTTTCATAGTATTCCCTTCAAAAGTATTATATACTGATTTTGAAGTTTAGTCAAGAATTTAATTGATAAAGGCAGATGCGGTAGAAACCATCAACGCTATCAAGAGTCCAATACCGATTGCAAAAACCATCACTATCAGAGCCGCTACCTTGATGTTTTCCATTATTTCTTCTTGTCGTAGGATTTCTGCTTTTCGGGCTGCAGCAGCAGCTTCCTTTGCGGCCTTGATACGATTGGCCCGTTCAGTAACGATACCCTTCCAAGTTCCCGGCCCGAACCGCATGTCAACCATCGTGGCTACTTCTTGGAGTTTTTCTGCAGCGATACGTGCATCAATGACTTCACGGGCAACAGTGTCTACACCAAACTGGTCACCAATACCTACGTTACCCGCTTTTTTATTGCGAACTTGCTGTACCTGCTTTTCGCCCTCGAACAGATTATCTATGTAACCTGCTATGTCCCCGATGTCGTTGGCGGTTCCTATTGCAGATTTGATACCATCTACGGCACTCTT